AACTCGCTATACAGAGTGACCATCCTCGTGCATATGAAGTTCTTGGTGGAATGTTGAAGAACGTATCTGATATGACAGATAAGTTGATGTCCTTACATAAGAACGTAGATGCTGTTAAGACCAAAAAAGTTGACAGTAAACCTTCTGAGTCAGGCCCAGTTGGTCAGATAACAAATAATAATGTGTTTGTCGGATCTACTACCGACTTACAGAGATATATTATTTCTCAGCAAAAGGCACAGGTAATTGATAATGAGCCTAACGACACTAAAGAATAATACTGATGGATATCTAGGCAACCCAAATGTCAAACGTGATGGTATAGAACAAACGTTTTCTAAATGGGAGTTGGACGAGTATCTACATTGCATGGTAGACCCAATATACTTTGCAACAAAGTATATTAAGGTCATCAACCTTGATCGAGGACTAGTTCCATTTGACCTATATCCCTATCAGGGGGAAATGTTTAACCATTTTAATAAGAATAGGTTTTCGATAGTATTGGCTTGTCGTCAATCGGGAAAGTCTATTTCTTCAGTGGTGTATCTATTGTGGTATGCGATTTTCAAACCAGAGCAGACCATCGCTATCCTTGCGAACAAAGGTGCTACTTCTCAAGAGATGTTGTCCAGGGTAACTTTAGCTCTAGAGAACCTTCCGTTCTTTTTACAGCCAGGATGTAAAGCACTTAACAAACGTTCTATCGAGTTTAGTAACAACTCCAAGATTGTAGCGTCCGCGACATCTGGTTCATCTATTCGCGGTATGTCTGTGAATCTATTGTTTCTGGATGAGTTTGCATTTGTTGAGAATGATGCTCAGTTCTACACTTCTACATATCCCGTAGTATCTTCTGGTGAAACTACCCGTATTATCATAACCTCAACGGCGAATGGTATTGGTAACGTATTCCACAAGATCTGGGAAGGTGCTGTACAGGGAACAAATGAATTTAAGCCGTTCCGTGTCGATTGGTGGGACGTCCCTGGCAGGAATGAAGAATGGAAACGTCAGACGATCTCAAACACATCAGAGTTGCAGTTCAATCAAGAGTTTGGTAACACCTTTAACGGGTCAGGCAATACCCTAATCAGCGCAGATGTACTTCTTAATCTGAAGGCTAAGATACCTATCATGCAACAAGGTAATGTCAAGATGTATGAGAAACCTGATGCTGATCACGACTATCTGATGTTCGTGGACGTTGCAAAGGGTAGGGGTCAAGATTACTCGACGTTTAATATTATCGATATCACTGAACGACCATTCAAACAAGTGTGCGTGTTCCGTGATAATATGATATCTCCGCTTCTGTTTCCAGACGTTATCTATAAGTGGGCTAACCATTTTAACAAGGCATTTGTGATTATCGAAAGTAATGATCAGGGTTCTGTGGTATGTAATGGATTATATTACGAACTAGAGTATGAAGAAATCTTTATGGAGTCTACCATCAAAGCAGGTGGTTTAGGATGTACCATGACTAAGAAGGTTAAGCGTATAGGATGTAGTAACATAAAAGATTTGGTTGAACAACATAAGATAGAGATTGTTGATGCAGACACTATTATAGAGATGTCTACATTTATAGCCAAAGGGTCTTCATACGAAGCTGCTGATAATAGCCACGACGACTTGATGATGAACTTTGTTATGTTGGGATGGTACTCAACGACACAGATGTTTATTGACGAGACCGACATCAATGTACGCCGGATGTTGTTCGCAGAACGTATGCAAGCGATTGAACAAGATGTTTTGCCGTTTGGTATTATTGATGATGGTAGATATGATGTAGAAGACGTCAGGGAAGTTGTTGGAGGTGATGTGTGGACTACTGTAACTAGAGACAATGTCGTATAAATACGCAAAATCTATATTTTATAAATATAAGCATTGATAAACAATTCGTATCATGAGTACACATAATTTAACCCTTTGCAAAGGAAACCGACTATGGCTTTTCAAGTATCACCAGGCGTTGCGGTCAAGGAAATTGACCTAACCAACGTAGTCCCGGCGGTATCCACCTCTATTGGTGGAATCGCTGGCGCATTCAACTGGGGTCCCGTCGAACAGATCACAACCGTAGGTTCTGAAAAAGAACTTGCCTCGATCTTCGGGACACCAGATAACAACACATTCTCAATTTTTCTAACAGCAGCATCATTTCTGAAATACGCTGGCGCATTGAAAGTAGTTCGTACAGCCACTGGCCATACTAACTCTAATTCAGGTGGCGGAACTCTTTTAATTAAGAATACCGACCACTACGATGAAGTCACAAAAACAGGTTTAGGTACATGGGCTGCTAAGTATCCAGGAGTATTAGGAAATTCTATTGAAGTACAACTGTGTAGCGCTAGCGCCGCTGCATTTGCTGCGTTCACTTCAGCACCATTATTTGATAATCCTCCAGGAACATCAGAATACGCTCAAGGACTTGCTTCTTCCAATGACGAAATGCATATTGTCGTTATCGACAGTGCTGGTACATGGACAGGAACTCCAGGAACCGTGTTAGAAAAATTCTCAGCAGTTTCTCAAGCATCAGATGCTCGTAAAGCTGACGGAACATCGAACTATTATGTCGACGTGATCAATGGATCATCTTCATACATTTGGTTCTTGTCTCATGAGGGAATTCTATCCGACTCTGGTTCTGACGCATCCGATGGAATCGCATTCACAACCGCAACTTCAGTATTAGGTGCTGGTGTAAACCTCACCGGCGGTACTGACGACAATGCTCCTACAGATGGAGAACTATTGATCGGATATGAGTTATTCGCTGATGGAGAAACTGTCGACGTTAACCTACTAATCGGTGGTGCTGCAAGTGTAACTCTTGCTAATAACCTAATCGCTCTTGTAGAGGCGCGCAAAGATGTGATGGTATTCCTATCACCTCCTATTGCTGCAACTGTTGGTACGTTGACACCTGTCATTGATATCATGGCACACGTCGACCAATTGACTTCTACATCATATGGAGTTATGGACTCTACCGCATTGAAGATATACGACAAGTACAAAGATGTATTCCGTTGGATTCCTGCTTCTGGTCATACTGCTGGTCTATGTGCTAAGACAGATCAGACCAATGATGCATGGTTCTCACCGGCTGGTTATACTCGTGGTCAAATGTTAGGTATTACGAAAGTTGCTTTGAACCCTACAAAAGCAAATCGTGATACATTATACAAAGGTCGTGTAAACCCAATCGTATCATTCCCTGGAGAAGGCACTATCCTATTCGGCGATAAGACTATGTTGAAAAAACCAAGTGCATTCGATCGTATCAACGTTCGTCGCTTGTTCATCGTCTTGGAAAAGGCTGTCGCAACTGCTGCTAAATATCAATTGTTCGAATTCAATGACGAGTTCACTCGTGCAATGTTTAAGAACATGGTTGAACCATTTATGCGTGACGTCAAAGGTCGTCGTGGCGTAACCGACTTCTTGGTTGTATGTGATTCTACAAACAACACTGGTGAAGTAGTTGACCGTAACGAATTCGTTGCTGACATTTACATCAAACCGGCTCGTTCTATCAACTTCATCTCTTTGAACTTCATCGCTACTCGTACTGGTGTTGACTTCGCTGAGATCGTTGGTCGTACCGGCGCTTAATTTATAATAGGAGAATAACAAAATGGCTATTCTAGGCGTAGACGACTTCAAAGCGAAGTTAATCGGTGGTGGTGCCCGCCCTAACTTGTTTAAGGCAACTCTAAATTTCCCAGCATATGCTGGCGGAAATGTCGAGTTATCCTCATTCATGTGTAAGGCTGCACAACTTCCAGGATCAACAATTGCTCCAGTAGTAGTTCCTTTCCGTGGACGTCAGTTGCAAATTGCAGGTGATCGTACATTCGAACCATGGACAGTAACCATCATTAACGACTCCACTATGGATGTCCGCAATGCAATGGAGCGTTGGATGAACGGTATCAACTCTCACAGTCAAAACACAGGTCTTGCAAATCCAACTGATTATGTCGCCGATATGGTGGTAGAGCAGTTGAACAAGGCTGGTGATACGACTAAACGTTACGACTTCCGTAGTGTTTGGCCTTCAAACATCTCTCCGATCGAATTGTCATACGAAAGTAATGACCAGATCGAAGAGTTCACAGTTGAATTCCAAGTTACTTACTGGGAATCTAATACGACGACTTAAATTGTTGTATAAGTAAAAGAGTGGGGAGGGGTTTTCTCTCCCCATTTTATATTGATATTGTATAGGTAATTGTATGG